TCTTCATGGATTGTTAGGTCAGGCCAATGCTTGGCCAGTATCTTTCGGCAATAGGGATCCTTCTCACACATGGCTACCGTGGACATACCTGCCCTCTCCAAGCCTAATGAGAAGCCGCCAATACCTGAGAAAAGATCAAGGACTTTCATCTTCGACCTCCTCAGTATCAACTTGATCACGGGTGTATTCTTCAAAATCTGGGGAACAATCACCTCTGGTAACAACGTCTTCGGCCTCTTCCCAATCTTTGGCTTGAACGTAATAGATCATCTTGTATCCGCTGGTCACGGTGACTTTGAACTCAGGCATCGTTGGTCTCCTTCATTGGGGTTGCTTGCCATTCAACACCAAGATAATCAATCGCAAGGATTTCATCCCCGTGATAGCACATGGCGCGCATGACCTTGTTTGCGGAGGCTTCCCCTGTCAGCCATTCAGTGTTGCAGGAAAGCGAAAAGGAACTAACGATGACCGTCACCTCTGGCCTGAGATGCTTAGAGTCATCAAAGAATCCAGACCAAGATGGGTTATTGGAGAGAATGTTTTTGGGTTCGTCAACATGGCACTCGACGATGTGCAAGCTGACTTGGAAAGAGAACACTACGAAGTCAGGAAATTCGTATTACCGGCTGTTGCCGTCGATGCGAAGCACCGAAGAGATCGCATCTTTGTTGTGGGCTACGCCAAACACGATGGACTCTTTGCCTCCTCGCTCACCGGAAGCCATGATGAAACATCTGGACCATCCCAAACGAAGAGGACAAAGAAGGCCAGAGAATCTGAGGGAGCAAGTAGACGCAAAGACGATGGCATTATTTCCGACTCCAACAGCCCAGCAGTATGGGACAGGACAGAACGGCAAGAGATCGGACGGGACCACTTACAAGCAGGCAGGCAAACCATCACTCCAAACGATGGCACTGCACAATCTCTGGCCAACACCCAGAGCGAGCGAGTACAAGGACTGCGGTCCGGTCGGGAGCAAGAGCCACACGCACATGAGAGACAGAAGTTACCTATGTGCGAAAGCCAAAGACCCAGACCAGCCTACTGGGAAGCTGAACCCTGCGTGGGTCGAGTGGCTGATGGGGTTCCCAACAGGGTGGACAGAATTAGAGGACTAGGTAATGCCGTTGTGCCTCAGTTGATACAGGCGATAGGTGAACTAGTAATCAAAGCAGACAGGGAGATGCGTAGTGGTAGGTAAGAAGCAAAGAAGTGGCGGCTTGAGGGATAACTCAAGCTCGCTACACACATTCAAAAAAGAAAGAGACTTCACTTGTGAGTGGTGCAAGTCACCATTCAAGAGCGTGCAATCTAATGTAAAGTATTGTTCTAATGCTCATCGCCTTAAGGCATGGAGAGCGCGCAAGTCTTCAAAGAAAAAGAAAGCACTGACCCCTCTTGACAGGAAGGGTAAAGACTTCAGGCCGTTTCGCCTGGTAAAATCTCCTCCGGTTCAGAATCAGACTCAACCTCAATGACATCCTGATCGAGGATTTCGGGCGCAAGGTTGTTGGATTCGATCAGCTTCCTTAGCCTGGATTCGACCTCATCACGATCCATCTGGTCGATGCGCCCATGCTTAATCTCTTTCTTCTCAACCATCAAGCCTGCAAGCTTTGCTCTTCCGAGCTCTGCTTGTACGGCAGCACTGTACTTACCATCTTCAACAGCACGGTCCCTGATCTCCTGAAGGTCGCGCGCTACTCGCTCAAAGGTAATCTCATACTTCTTCTGCTCACCCTCTTGCAGCTGCCTGATCTTGGCTTGAACATGAACATACTTAGGATGTCGCAACAGTTGGGTCGCAACTTCTGCGGGGTGTGAGTAGCCTGCTCTAAGAGCGCACTCAGCATTAGTCAAATCCTGATAGACATACATCTGCACAAACTTCTGTTGCATCTTGCTCAATGGAATCTCTCGCTCCTTCTTCAGAGCATGCTGATGGGGATCATTAAGAATATCTTCATCGACATCGATCGGCTGTAGCTGTTGTGCTGTAGTCATGCTCATGATTCTAATCTAATTAGTTTTTCTCATTCAACAATATTTTTTCTCGATGGAATCCTGGTCGGCTTTTGGAATGCCTGCTCAATCCAAACAACTGTGACTTCTTCGGTGCAATGATCAACCCATGTAACCTGGGATCATTACCGCTCATGCCCACAGGTATCTCATGTATCACACCTCCCTTGTTAAGATACTCATCCACCATCACACTCAACTCCTGACTTTCTTCTGCTTTTGTCTTATCCATTTCATCTCCTTTCCACTCATCTAATTTTAATTAATTTTATTTTTTTCTAAAATTTTTTTTATTTTTTTTCCCTTCCTCTAAGAGGGGAGAAGGGGGTTCCCGTTGGGGAGAACTAGTAAGAGTTCTCTCCCCCTCTTTAGAGGTGACCCTATGACCCTATGACCCACCCTTATAAATCAATAACTTACGAGCCGTAGGGTCAAGGGTCACGCAGGGTCACGCTGACCCTATGACCCACCCTGACCCTACTATATAAATCAATGACTTAGCTCATTAGCCACAGGGGTAGGGTCAAATCGCAAAACACCCCGTGACCCTACGCTTTTGCCCAAAGGTAGGTCGGTCCCGAACCTAGAATTCACTTTAACTTTCATCGCTAAGTGTTCCGCTAACCCTCGCCAGTTCCTTCGATATCTTTCTCATCTCAGCCAGGGTATCTTCCATCTGATCGAACATCTCAAGCACTCGCTGCACCTTGTCCTCTGTTAGTTCCAATTCAATTGTCACCTTCGGCATTGATTCTTTTCCTTTCTCGGTGTTAAGATGCGTTCACCCTTTTGCTTTGGGTGTAACCTCACTACCAACCCCCTGAGTTACTCCCCTTCGAGGCCACTCTCTCTGGTAGTGAGGTTTTTTCAAACTCATTTAATCCTTATTCATTTCATCTATACTGTAATCTATCCTGTCAAGGCTGGCTGCTAGTTCATTAAGAACACTAAGAGACTTAGTATCTGCACTGATACGACTCAACGCCATTCTAATCATCTGAAGTTCATAGTTTCGCTTTGACTCCACACAAGCAGTCATCGCTACGCCTATATCGATTCCAGCAGAAGATGCTAATCCTTTAGCCTCGGTTGCCAGCGCGCCTGGGCCATAAGTAACCCATTTGTTCTGGTCCTCTTCCGCATACTCTTGATAGTCGGCTTCTGTCAGTTCTTTTCCAAAAATACTTTCGCTCATCATTCAATCTCCCAAGGTCGTTGCATTTCATTTGATGCAAGATAGTGCCACACTGCTTGACCAGGCACCGCATGCGTCTTGACTATATTACCCTGATACTTCTGCACATAACTCACTGCTTTCTGCGCAGCTTTGTTACCGCTGCTCATCTTCGCATTGTGCAAAGCTTCCTGGGCCAGGATCTCTAACTCCTTACGCTTATAGAAGGTTGTACTGCTCATCGCCTCAACAACCACCTTAGCTATCTTGACTTCATCTTCTTCACTGATCTCTTTCTTTTCTCTGGGTGTCCACTCGTTAACCTTCCACAGTCCCTCATCAAAGTTGAAGTGGGCGAGATGTTCTTCAGGTTCTTTTGCGTTACGCGCTTCGTAGAACATGCTGACTTCAGGCTTCTCTCCACTGAGCTTGATGCCTGAGTCAAACCATCCTGCGAATACACTACCACCCCGTGCTGACATGAACGTCTTGTCATCCGCTCGCTCCTTGCCAGTGTGATGGGCTAGGATGACCGACACGTTGTTCATCTCCATGAGCATATCGATCCGGTCCATCAGCCTACGGATGTCACTGTTGTTGTTCTCTTCACCGTCAAAGAAGTTAATCACTGGGTCAATCATCACGATGTCGGGGTTGTGGAATGCCACCTCATCACTGAACGCCTGTATGTCTGCGTCCTTCATGAGGTTCTTGCGTAGCCGACCACTGATGATCAGGTTATTGAATCCTACCTGTCGCAGTTCATCATCACCTGCGAACCGTCTGTAGTACAATTCAATCCTGCGCTTGAGGAACTCGGCAATGATCTCTGCCTGAAACCATACGACCTTGAGCGGTTTACTGAACGGTACATCCATGAAGTCTGTACCTGTTGTGGCCCCGGCTGCGAAAGCACCCAACCAGTTTGACTTACCTATCTTGGGCTTGCCCAGCAACAGCACCCTGCTCTTCTCAAAGATGAAAGCATCACCCCAGTACTGCTCGATCTTGTTATCATCGAGCTCTGACCACTCGGTATCACTGAATGGCTTGAGGCCCATGGGTCCAGACTCAGGCTTCTCTTTCTCTTCCTCTTCTTCAACGACAGTGACCTGATTGTCCTGTATCTCTTTAAGATCCTCGCTGATCTCGGTGTTCCAGGTCGAGGAGTTCCAGTGCAACACACCTGCATCCACATCTTCTGGGTGCCGTTTGATGTGTCCATTAATAATACTTGTGGTGGTGCGTGTGGTTTCCACCAGGTCCATGGGTGGTTGACAGGTCTGGTTCCAGTCATGCGCTTTGATCATGACCTCTCGCATACCCCAGCCTTCTTTCACCCACTTGCCTACTAACCTGGCGAGCGTATCGTTACGACTGCCCTCGATGCGCGGGTCTTCAGTCAGCTTATCCCTGAGAGTCTCGACCTTACCATCGTTGTTGAACTCATAGATCTTTTGGATGTCTTCCTCGGTGAGCATGGGTAGCTCATCGAAGTTGCTCATGACAAAGCTATCGTCGTACTCAATCTCATAGTTGAACGAAGGGACGATCATGATGTAGCCACCCTCTCCACGCACATCGATCTTGTTCTTACCGACACTGTTGCGCACTGCTCTATGCGGAGGGATGCTATAAAAGAAATGCCGACCACCGGATGGCGATCGCTGTACCATGGGTGTTCGACTGATACCACCTGCCGTAATCCAGTTAGAGGCAAGCTCACTGTCTGAGTCAACGACCGCGAAGTTGATACCACATATCGCTGCCCAGTTCGCTTGAGGGTATTGGCTATGCCAATGGATGATCTCCTCCCTCGATGGCTGCGTCTTCTGATACGACTGCCAGCGCACACCTCTTGGGGTCTTGCTCCACTTACGGCGTAACTCATCTTCAGGTGTGAACGGATTACGATCACTGAAGTACTTGGGCACCACCTCCGCTGGGGATCCACAAGGAATGATGTGCATCCCGTAGTCCCACATATCAAGGAGCAGTTCTTCCTTTGCTTCTGGAGACATCTCCCCAGACTTCTTATCCAGAAAGAACGGCATCATTCAACAGCTTCTATTACTTCTTGTTTCCACACCTTGATCTTCCCATCATCGAGCGTGCGCATAGAGACTGTAAACCCCATAGCTTTTGCGGCCCTTCGCAATCCATGGTAAGCAGCCAAGTGTTCATTGTCTTCTAATACAACTGCATCACCTACATCCATTTCCTCTAACAACTTCTGCCATTTCCCCCACCCCTTTCTTCTGTCAATGAAAGGAGCATTCTTTTCTATCCGTACTTCCATGTCGTTTGTTCCTGTTTGCAGTTGATGTACTGTATACCTATTTATATTTATTCGCAAATCAGGAAAAAATACTTGTAATAAAAAACAAAAGCTATTACTGTTCGTTTTGATGAGAGTGTAGAGCGGAATTGAGAACGGGGAATTTGTTTATGAGCAACATAAAGTGCTTGGCATATCAGTATATCGCGGCAAAGCAAAAGCAAAAGGAACTTGGTACTCATATTAAGAAGGTCGAAAGGGATCTTCTAGATACAAGAGAGATATCAGACCTCAAGCTTCTTCTTAGCAACGAGGGTGGACAGAAAACTCATCAGGGCGTAACCATTGAAAGCAAACGGGATCATGTTTGGGATCAAGAGCGCCTTGCTAAGGTTCTTTCTGATACACCACAAGATCACTGGCCTGACTTTGTAACTGTAAACACTACCTACAAAGTTGATTACCGTGCGTTCCAAACCTTTGCCATGAGTAACCCAGGTGACCCCATGGTCGAGGCGTTGCACAGCGCACACTCAATCAAGCTAGGTGATCATAAGATCAAAGAAATCAATGAAGAAAAACTTAAGGAGGCTGAATGAGCTTACTCAATCAAGTGACTACTGCGCCCGACTCCCGAATAGCGGAGGGTGGATACCCACCTGTACGCATTAATATTCAGGGCATCGATGGCATCGGTAAGTCAACCTTTGGTGCGGATGCAGATGATTCTATCTTCATCCAGGCTGAAGACGGTTTGGGTTTCATAGATAACACTGCTCGATTCCCAGTGGCTAACACATGGGAAGAGATCAGGGACCAAGTCAGATCATTAATAGAAGAGGACCACAAGTTCAAGACAGTTGTACTTGATACGACAGATGCGGCAGCGAAACTTGCTGAAGAGTTTGTTATTAAAGAGAACAACTGGAAGAGCGCAAACGATCCGAAGGCAGCATACGGTGCTTTCTATGTTGCAGAAGAGAATGCTTGGAGTCATTTACTCCAAGGATTGAACTACTGTCACACTGATCGAAAAATGAATGTCATTCTTTTGTCGCATGTTGGCGACAAGGTCGTGAATGATCCGACTGTTGGGGAGTATCGGGCATATCAGATGCGCAACAACAAGAAGGTTAATGCCTTGATCAAGGACTGGGTAGACTTCAACTTGTTTGCAGACTACGACAAGACTTTGAATTCAGACGGCACGGCTAGGAGTTCTGGCAATCGGTTCTTGTATACCCGATATTCCATGGGCTTTGAAGCCAAGGCACGCCTTGCAATACCGGAACAACTCCCGTTGTCCTGGGATGCTTTTATCACGGCGTATAAAAAGGCGTTGAACCCAACGCCATCCACTAAAACAGAAGCTGCATAAGGAGAACAAATGGGCTTTTTCGATAATAAAATTGATGTCAGTGATATACCTGACAGCGTAGGTTCGGAGCCGCTACCAGAAGGGGAGTACCTTATGAAGGCGACTGTGATTGATCCTGACACACCATCTAAAAAAACTGGTGCTGACATGTTGACCGTCACGTTTTCGTTCGTTGACCCTGCTCATGCGAGTAGGAGACCTTTATTCGACTACTTCGTTATTAACAATCAGGTTGCGTACAGCAAGTTAAAGAAGTGGATGCGTGCTGTGAGCATCGATCCTAATCCTCAGATCACAAAGGATATGATTAACAGTGCTATGGGCAGACAGTTTAAAGCCAAGCTAATACAGGAGGAGTACAACGGCTATATAAACAACAAGCTCAATGGGTACTTCCCACCTGATCATGAGTCCACACCACCTACTGAGCCAGCTGCTTCTACTGGAGATGTAAACCAGCAAGCACCTGCTCAACCTTCTGAGAACTTACAGAAGGCACAGTGGT